GGTGATGGTTGTGCAACTAAAGGTCATACAAAGGGTAAATACCTATGAGATTCTCTCGCGGAATGGGGTGCATTAACCCTAAAAAAGTACCTGGACGAAAAGGTAAAAAGAAATGACAACATCGGGTACAGCAAACTTTAACCTTGATTTAGGTGACCTCGTAGAAGAGGCGTTTGAGCGCTGCGGACAAGAACTTCGCAGCGGTTATGATATGCGCACAGCTAGACGCTCTCTAAACTTACTCTTAGTAGAGTTTGCAAATAGAGGTATTAATTTATGGACAATTGAACAGTGTGCTGTACCCATTTCGCTTATACCGGGTCAAATTGCTTATGACCTACCTATAGACACTGTTGATTTACTTGACCATGTAGTACGTACAGGCACAGGGCAAAACCAAGTAGATATTAATATTTCTCGTATCTCTGAATCGACTTACTCTACAATTCCTAATAAGAATGCACGGGGTAGACCAATTCAAGTATGGATTAACCGCCGCACAGGAGCAACTTACCCTGACGGTGCAACTACAGTTACTAAAGCTCCACAGATTAATATATGGCCTACACCAGACCAAGGCACAGCCGAAGCACCTTATTATTACTTTGTCTACTGGCGACTACGCAGGATGCAAGATGCTGGAAATGCAGTAAACACACAAGATATCCCGTTCCGTTTATTGAATGCGATGGTAGCAGGATTAGCTTTTTATCTTAGTATGAAGCTTGCTGGCGTAGACCCTACGCGTATCCAAATGCTTAAAGGGGAGTATGAGCAACAGTTAGACTTGGCACTCTCAGAAGACAGAGAGAAAGCAAGTAATCGGTTTGTTCCACGGATTATGCACGTTTAGTTATGTCAGTTAAATACTCGTCAGGTAAGTGGAGTCATGCGTTTTGCGATAGGTGCTCTCAAAGGTTTCAGTTAAAAGACCTAAAGAAATTAACGATTAAGACTAAAGTAACCAATATTTTAGTCTGCCCTTCGTGTTGGGACCCTGACCACCCACAGTTACTTCTTGGGCTTTACCCTGTGTATGACCCGCAGGCATTGCGTAACCCGCGCCCTGATACAAGTTATTATCAATCGGGCTTAAATACGTTACAATACCCAGAAGACGGAAGTCGTGTATTTCAATGGGGTTGGGCACCAGTTGGGGGCGCTTCACAGTTTGATGCAGTACTTACACCTAATTACCTTGTTGCCATCGCGTCTGTTGGCACTGTTACAATCACAACTTAGAGAACTACCATGACAGGCAAAATTAAAACAGAACCTACTCCTAAAGTAGCAGGCTATCCACAGACAGGCATTAAAACGTCTGGTGTTAAAACTCGTGGAAACGGCGCTGCAACGAAAGGTAAAATCGCACGCGGACCGATGGCATAAGCTATGACTTACGCAGAACTGGCAGCAGCAATTCAAGATTATGTGGAGAATACGTTCTCCACAACGCAGATTGATGTCTTTATTAAAGAGGCTGAACAACGCATATACAATTCAATACAGCTTCCAGACTTGCGTAAAAACGTCACGGGTATAGTTACCCTACACAATAAATACCTGCAATGTCCGGGTGACTTTTTATCGGCTTACTCTATTGCGGTTATTGACCCTACATCCGGTGAGTACACCTACCTTTTAAACAAAGACGTTAACTTCATTCGCGAAGCTTACCCAAGCCCAACAAGTTATGGGACGCCTAAGTATTATGCTATCTTTGGACCGCAGTCTAATGATATAAACGAATTGACGTTTATCTTAGGGCCTACACCTGATGTGCAGTATGAAACAGAGCTTCACTACTTCTACTACCCGCCTTCTATTACAAGTGAAGAGTCTGGCGGTAATACATGGTTAGGTGAAAACTTTGACTCTGCGTTGCTATACGGTTCTATATTAGAAGCGTATACGTATTTAAAAGGTGATGCAGATATTATGACAAACTACCGTCAACGCTACGAAGAAGCTATGAACTTACTCAATACATTAGCTACGGGCAAAGACAGAGGCGATGCGTACCGTAACGGTCAAGCAAGGATACCTGTTAGATGATAGTACAAGGCCAAACAACTAGCTTTAAAGAAGAGCTTTACGAGGCTATCCATAATTTCACTACGGATACGTTTAAAATTGCTTTGTACACCGCTAACGCTACGCTGAATCAAGATACCACTGCTTACACTGCTACAGGTGAGATTACGGGCACTGGATATACAGCAGGCGGTAAGTCTTTAGTTAATCCTATAGTCAGTTCAGCAAGTGGTGTTGCGTATATTAGCTTTGATAATATTTCGTGGACTTCAGCAAGTTTCACAGTACGTGGCGCGTTGATATATAATAGCTCTCAAGACGATAAGTCTGTCGCTGTACTGGACTTTGGTAGTGATAAGGTAACTACTTCAACTTTTACAATAACTTTTCCAGCGAACACAAGCACTTCAGCTATTATTCGCTCATCCAATTAGGTAAACAATATGCACACAGAAAAAGTAGATGCACAAGATTTAGTAGGCGCAAGTGCCCTTCTTGGTGCTGGATTAAGCGAGCAACTTTCAGTTATAGGTCGATATGATGTTAAATGCCTTGATGCTGATGGTAATTTAAAGTGGGAAGACTCAATTGAGAATCTCGTTGTTAACGTAGGTAAAGCTAATTTGCTCGGCGTGTATCTTGGTGCATTAACGCAAACAACACAATGGTATATGGGCCTCGTTTCAAAAGTAGGGTCTTTTGTACCTGTCTATTCTTCAACAGATACACTAGCCTCTCACGGCGATGGCATAACTACAGGGTGGGCTGAGAGCACGGCTTATTCAGGTTCAAACCGTCTAGCAGTTACTTTTGGTACAGCTACCGCATCTGGAGGCGGCGCAGGAACTGCGGGCACAGGAACTATTACAAACCCTTCTGCGGTATCATTTACTATCAATGCAACAACGACCATTGCAGGAGCTTTACTGTGTCAAACTCAAACACGAGCTACAACCACAGGGATTTTATATTCTGCTGGTAGTTTTGCAACTGCACGAGACGTTATTTCAGGCGACCAATTGCTTGTAACATATACTGCTCAATCATAGGACAGTCTTGTGGCTGGCGGTTGGGGTAGTGGAACTTGGGGGCAAGCTGGATGGGGTGACTCAGTCTATGAGGATACTCTTACTGAAACTATAGATGCAACGGATTCTGTAGCAGGGGGTATCCCCTATTCAGAAAGTGTAACTGAATCTGTAAGCGCAATAGAATCTCAAACGGTCAGTATATCTGTATCTACAAGCTTAACTGAATCTATATCCGCAACAGATAGTCAACTTGCTATATTAAACGCTGTAAGTGATTTAACTGAATCAGTATCCACAACAGATTCTCAAGTAGAGGTGTTAGGGGCTGTAGGGAGTATCACCGAATCGGTTCTAGTTACAGATACACAGTTAGCAGTTTTGTCGGCAGTTGGAAGTGTAGTTGAAGTAATAAATGCAACAGACTCACAATCTACTATATTAAACGCTGTAGGAAGCTTAACTGAATCTATAATTGTATTAGACTCTGTATCTGCGGCAGGGAGTTTTACAGTAACCATTACTGAATCCGTAATAGCACTCGATACAGTTACAGGACGCTTACGTTGGGAGATTATAGATGATACACAAACTGCTAACTGGGCACCGATTACTACAACACAAGACGCAATTTGGACACCCATTAACACATTAGGTTAAAAACATGACAACCGCATATACATCACTTTTAGGATTAGCTCTCCCCGTTGACGGGGAGCTTACTGGTACTTGGGGGCAGGTAGTTAATAACTATATTACTACTTATTTAGACGGCGCCATTGCAGGGACACAAATTATTAGTGGTTCTCAAACAGCCGTTACATTAAGTAAAACAACGGGTACCACTTTAATTCAAGTTGGGTCAGGAGCTACAGGCTCTTCACAATACCAAGTTATTAAATGTTCAGGTGCCCCTGCAAGCCTGTTGACTGTTACAGTCCCGTCAGCGGAAAAAACATACCTAGTTATCAATGCAACATCTACATCTCAATCAGTTAAAATCGTAGGTGCTTCGGGTACGGGTGTAACTATTACTTCAGGTAAGACATCTATTGTTGCTTGGAATGGGTCAGACTTTGTTGAGATTTCACCTAGCACAGCGACAACAGCTACCACAGCGACAACAGCTACCAATTTAGCCTCTGGTAGTGCGGGAACAATCCCTTATCAATCAGCCTCAGGTACAACTGCTATGTTGGCTGCAGGTACAGCTACCTATGTTTTAACTGCTAATGGCGCTGCACCACCTAGTTGGCAGCCTCCATCCACTTCTGGCGGTACAGTCACTTCAGTTGCGGCTTTAACATTAGGTACTACTGGTACAGACGTTTCATCATCAGTTGCAAATAGTACAACAACCCCTGTAATTACGTTAAATATCCCAACAGCAAGTGCATCAAATAGAGGTGCATTAAGCTCAACAGACTGGACTACATTTAATGGTAAGCTGTCTACCACTGGCGGCACGATGACGGGTCTATTGACCACGAAAGAGTTAGCGTTAACTAAGACCGCACCAAGTATTTCAGCGGGAGTTTTGACTTTAGACTGCTCATTATCTAATACGTTTGCTGTTAGTTTAAACGCTGCAATTACCTCGTTTACAGTTAGTAATATTCCAACATCGGGCAGTTACTACGAGTTTAATTTAGAGTTTACAGCAGATGGTACAGCGCGTGCTGTAACATGGACTTTCTCAAGCGTTGCAGTTAAATGGCCTGGTGGTACAGCTCCTACGCTAACAAGCACAAACGGTAAAAAAGACACCTTCGTATTCTACACTTATGATGCAGGGACGACTTGGCTTGGCTTCGTTGCAGGGCAAAACCTATGAGTCTTTTAAAAGTTGCAGGAACAACTGCGTCTAGCGGTACGCTCTATGTCGATGACGTATTTTCTACTTGGCTCTACACCGGTAACGGTTCAACACAAACCATCACTAACGGCATTGACTTGGCTGGTAAGGGTGGGTTGGTTTGGATTAAAGAAAGAAATTTTACTGATAGTCATCAATTGATGGATACAAATCGAGGCGCAGCAAATGCTTTATCATCTGATTTATCGTTTCAGAATAATTATAGCCCAACTGGTTTAACTAATTTTAATAGCAATGGATTTTCACTTGGTAGCTCGTCTTATGTGAATGGTTCATATAACTACGCCTCATGGACATTTCGCGAAGCCGCGAAGTTTTTTGATATAGTGACTTATACAGGAACAGGTAGTGCAAGAACGATTGCACATAGCTTGGGCGTTGCTCCGGGGATGATTTTTGTTAAACGTACTGATGCAACAAAAGATTGGCAAGTTTATAGTAATGGTTTAACGTCAGCTGCGTATTCAATGCAGTTAAATTTAACTGCCGCGCAAGCCTCAGCGCCTACTGTATGGAACTCAACTGCACCAACAAGCTCAGTGTTTTCTGTAGGTACAGACTCAACGGTTAATGCTTCTGGCGGAACTTACGTTGCCTATTTATACGCCCACGACACGTCATCAACTGGGATTATTCAATGTGGGTCGTTTACAACAGATGGTAGTGGTAATGCAACTGTAAATTTAGGTTGGGAGCCTCAGTATGTGATGGTAAAAAGTTCTTCTGCATCTGGCAGTTGGGTTTTAGAAGATATTATGCGCGGTGGATTTGATATGAGCGTTGCAACAGGCGGCACAGGCACATCAGTTCTTCTTGCAAACAGTAGTGTCGCTGAAGGCACTGACGGTTCTACTTATAATTATCCGACATCTACTGGGTTCCAAGTCAAGTTTAATTATGCGTCCAGAACATTCATCTACATGGCAATCCGTCGCCCAAACAAGCCGCCTACAACGGGGACGCAGGTGTTTAGTCCTATCGTATCTTCGGCTGCTACCGGTACAAAATTAACAACTAATTTTGTTGTAGATGCACAGATATTTGCGAAAAAAGGAATTAGTCACGATACTCCCGCAATGACTAGATTAACTGGAGTGTCTACAAATAGCACTAATAGTGGAGGAGTTTTATATACAAATTTAACCGTACTTGAGCAAGCGGATAATTTATCATTAGGGTGGGATAACACTGGAGTTAAAATATGTGCCAATTTCAGTGGAGTAAATGCGATATATTGGAACTTTGCTCGCGCCCCCGGATTCTTTGATGAGGTTTGTTATACGGGGACTGGGGTTGCAACGACACAAGCGCATAATTTGACTGTTGCGCCAGAGATGATGATTATAAAGAGTAGAAGTAATACCGGTTCGTGGTGGGTATATGATGGCTATTTATCTTCACCTACAAGTCAATATTTGAGGTTAAATGATACTATACCTGCTGGTGGCGGTGGAGGTGGTTTATGGAACTCAACAGCACCAACAAGCTCAGTGTTTTCTGTGGGTACGGCTGAAACAAATTTTTCTGGTTACACTTACGTTGCTTATCTATTCGCCACACTCGCTGGAATCTCTAAAGTAGGTTCTTACACAGGTAATGGGACTGGGCAAGCTATTGCGTGTGGCTTTGGTTCTGGCGGTGCAAGATTTGTTTTAATTAAGCGTACAGACTCTACTGGCGGTTGGTACACATACGATTCGGCTCGTGGGTTAACAAGTGGCTCAAGTCCATACTTACAGCTTAACAGCACAGCGGTAGAGGTCACAGGTAATAATGGTGTCTACGCATCATCGGGTGGCTTTACACTAGGTGCAACGGCAATAACAACGACCAATATAGCAACAGCAACATACATCTTCTTAGCAGTGGCATAGGACATATCAATGGCAAACTATATCAATTTACAAACACACCAAGTTAGCACGGAATCTGAAATCCGTGCAGCGCATCCTAACACATCTTTCCCTGTGCCTTTTACAGTAGAAGGTTACTCGTGCGTGTTTGATGCACCTCAACCAGATTACGATAAGTACACGCAGACTATCGCTCAAGGCGTACCTGTAGAAGCTCTACCTAATCACTGGGAACAAACGTGGATAGTCTTAGACCTCAACGCAGAACAGCTAGTATTAGCACAAGCGCAAAAGATTGAAGATGAGAAAGCAAAAATCAAAGCAGAGATTGCAAAACTAGAAGATTCGGTCACACCACGCAGACAGCGTGAAGCCATCCTCAATATCGACACCACATGGCTTGCAAACGTTGAGCTTCAAATTGGTCAACTCAGACAACAGTTAGCGGAGTTATAGACATGAACAAAATACTTAAAGCATGGAACTACTTAATGGCTCGATTAAAAGAGCCTTCTACTCATGCGAGTGTTGCCGCACTTGCTACGATGGCAGGTATGAACATTGAAGCTGGTCCTATCCATGATGGTTTGACTGCGGCAGGTGTAGTGTTTGGTATGATTGGACTGTTTGTTTCAGAAGGTAAATAATATGAGCAAATACTTCAAACCAGAAGAATTTGCGTGTCACTGCGGGTGTGGAGAGAAAGACGTTAATCCTAAGCTCGTAGAGCTACTTAATCGCATCCGTGAGTCGTTTGGCAAACCTATTACTATTATGAGCGGTAGAAGATGTGAAGCACACAACACAAAAGTGGGTGGTGCAAAGCATAGTCAACACGTTTTAGGTAACGCAGCCGACATTAAAGTAAAAGACGTACCGCCCAAAGAAGTGCAAGAATATCTCATGAAGCATTTTGATGACGATTGCAAAGGTCTTGGACGCTACAAATCTTTTACCCATATTGATGTTCGTGATGGTAAAATCGCACGCTGGAATGGTTGATAATCAGGATTAAGTAATGGTACTTAAAAAACTCGTAGTGAAGTCAGGCGTTAACCGCGAAAATTCCCGCTACTATACAGAAGGTGGATGGTATGACTGCAACAAAATTCGGTTTCGTCAAGGCACACCTCAGAAAATAGGCGGTTGGAATCGTATTTCTAGTGCTACTTTTGATGGGGTATGCCGTTCACTATGGGCTTGGGAAACACTAGGGCAAGTAACGCTTATAGGGGTTGGGACTAATACAAAGTTTTATATCTCTCGCGGAGGTAGTTACTACGACATTACGCCTATTCGCACCGCAGCTAATTTAACTAGCCCATTTACAGCAACTAATGGCTCTACTGTCATTACAGTATCAGCACCATCTCACGGTGCTATTAACGGCGACTACGTTACATTTAACGGTGCAACGGCTTTAGGTCCTACTATTACCGCAGCAATCCTCAATGCTGAATATCAAATCACCTATATCAATGCAAACTCTTACACTATCTCAGTTAGCGTAGCGGCAACCAGTTCAGACACTGGGAACGGCGGAACGCCTCGTGCTGTCTATCAGATATCAGTAGGCCCAGAGTATCAAACGCCAACTAGTGGTTGGGGTGCAGGGGCATGGAGTAGTGGGTCTTGGAGTACAGGCCAGTCATCAAACGACTCTCTTCGCTTATGGTCACAGAGCAACTACGGGCAAGATTTAGTGTTTGGTCCTCGCACGGGGGCTATGTATTACTACTATGCAGATAGAGGTCTTGCAAGCACAACTGTAACTATTAGTATCGCAGGTCCAGCACAGATAACAGCCACAGACCGCTACACTGAAGGCGCACCGATAGTCTTTGAAACCACAGGCGCACTACCTACTGGGTTAGCTACAGGAACTACATACTATATAAAGAATTATGTTGCAGGTGTGTTTAATATAACTGACTCCGCAGGTGCTTTAATTACTACAACTGGTACACAGTCTGGTACCCAATCTATCTCAGCACGCGCAGTAAATTTAACGACTATTAACGGTGCATCAGATGTCCCCACTATTCAGAACTACATTACAGTATCCGATACTTTCCGCTTTGTATTTGCTTTTGGCGCTAATGACTACGGTGTATCTGCTCAAAGCCCACTGTTAGTACGCTGGTCTGACCAAGAAAATGCCGCTGACTGGACACCGTCTACCACTAACCAAGCAGGGTCACTGACACTAACTCGCGGGTCTCAGATTATTACGGCACTTCAAACACGCCAAGAGATTCTAGTTTGGACGGATTCTACGCTTTACTCCATGCAGTACTTAGGTTATCCGCTGGTGTGGAGTGCACAGCTTCTAGGCGATAACATCTCTATCGTAGGCGAGAACGCAGCTGCTCTTGCTTCAGGTATTGTGTACTGGATGGGGCGAGATAAATTCTATAAATACGATGGTCGTGTGCAAACTCAAAACTGCGACTTACGGGAGTACATATTTAATGACTTCAATGCACAACAAGCAGAGCAAGTCTTTGCCAGCACCAATGAAGGATTTAACGAAGTCTGGTGGTTCTACTGCTCTGCCGGTAGCACTGTGGTGGACAAATATGCAATCTATAATTACGCTGAAGATATATGGTATTACGGCACGATGGGTCGCACCGCTTGGCTTGACTCTGGGATTTTAGAATTCCCTCTTGCAGCTACTTACTCAAATAACTTAGTTAACCACGAAAGTGGTCTTGATAATAACGAAACAGCTACGCCCACAGCTATTGAGTCTTACATTACAAGCTCTGAAAATGATATTGATGACGGGCACAACTTTGTGTTTATTCGCAGAATCCTGCCTGATATGACGTTTAGGGGTTCTACAACAGAGAACCCAACAGCAACACTTTCTATCATCCCTTTGATGAACGCAGGGAGT